TGTTAAAAATATTTTTTCTTTATCGGTAGTTAAAGAAGAAGGTTTATATTTATTTCCGATATTCATAATAGTTTTTTTATCAATAGTTTCATTTTCTCTGAAATGTAGTTCTAAATCTTTTCTCATTTTCATTTGTTGTTCAAGGTATTCTTGTTCGGCTTTGGATATATTATTTCTTAGGGGCGGCGGTGAGGGAGTTTTATTTTGTAATATAATATCGGGAGTAGTTCTTTTTGTTAAAGCATTAGATTTACCACTAATTAATCCTTCTTTTAATGAAATTGCGGGCATATTGCCTAATCCACTACTATTTAAAATTTGCATTAAATTTTTTTGTAATTGTGGATGAGAATTACCGGGTGTATTTTTTTTATTATTCATTTGTTCCATAACCATAGAACCAATTTCTTTAACTATTTCGGGATGTTCTTTTACGGTTTTGAAAGCTTTGCTTAATTGTTCGTTTGATATATTCATAGCTTCCATTCCTTCATAATCAGCCCATAATTGTTTTCTTTTGGAGATAAATCCTTCTTTAGTTTTATTCATTTCTTTTGGAATAAATTTGATATAATCTATTTCTCTCCTACCTCTATCGGTAGGTTCTTCAGGAATTTTATTATAATTATGATAATTAGTGCCAATAACTTTTAATTTACCGGAAGGAACGGCTTCATTTTTTAAATCATGAATTAATTTGTTATTAACATATATTTTTACGTTTTTACCATCTCTAATTTCATATTTTAAAACATAGGGGCCTTGTTCTAACATTCTTTTATATAATTTGCCGTGTTTGCCTTTAAATATGGAACCATCGGCGGAATATCCATCTCTAAAAACGCCGATAGTCATTCCTTCATTATTAGCATCGGTTGATATACCCCAGTTACCTTGAACAGTGGAATGTAATGTTTGTCCGGCGGGTATAGCTAATTCAATATCATAACTTTTTAAATTTGGTAATGTAATTTGTTGAAATTTATTACTTTCAAAAATTTTTTGTCTATGTGCGACAAATCCTTCATTGAAATGAATATCATTAAAGAATAGGTGTAAAATGATAGATAATACTAATAATAATAAAAATATGGGTATGAATGGTTTAAATATATTAACACTTTTTTCTAATATATTAGTTATCATTGTTATTATTTTCATATATATAATAACAATAAATATTATTTTTTGAAAAAATCCATGAAGCTTTGGACATTAAATAAAATTTTTAAATCGGTGTAAGCATGCACCATAACAAATAATAAGCATATTATTAATATCATGGGTAATAAACCAATGATAGTCTTTTGAATCAAATTAAAAAAAGTTGTGAAAGTTTCAGTGAAAACATTTAATATCATTTATATAATTTATAAATATAATATTGATAATAACTCCTAAATTTAAATATTTTAATTATGTATATAATGAGTGACATAATGAAAGAAGAATATAAGGATAGAAAAAAAAGGAGTAAAAACGCAGAAATAGAAGGAAAAAAAGCAAAGAAACAAGCAGAATTAGATGAAAAAAATAGAAGTTGGCATAGTAGATTGGGGAATGTTCTAGGAACTTCTCTTTTAGCATTCTTTATTATTTTTGGAGGTGTATTTGGATATACACAAATTTTAGATGTAATAAAGAATGCTAAAGAAGATTCATCAAGTAAAATGCCTTTTGACAATGAGAAGACACCATATGATAAAAAAGAGTCTGATCCGGAAGAAACATCATTAATATCCGAAAGAAATTATGATATACCATATAATTGGAAAGAAAGCGAGAATATGTTTATGAATTGGTTAGGTGTTACGCAAATTAATTCATGGTCCTTAACAAGATATATATATAATTATTGGTGTTTTTTTGTAAAGGGTTTATTTTATCCAGATTTACTTAAAGAAGAAGTTACGGAAGAAACGGAAGTAAATGATGTACCAACGGCTGCTGAAGTTACTGATAATGCTAAAAAGGTAATAGATGATTCTAAAAAGATAGCAAAAGCTAAACTAATGAAAGTAGGAGCTGACAAATTGGGGATGAGAAAAGAAGATATGGAAAAATTATCAAAACTAAAAAACCCCCTCCAAGCTAGAAATACAGCAATAAATATGGCGAAAAAGGCAGCTATGAAAAAAGCACTGGGTGGTAAAATGAAAGGTGGTGATAAAGCTAATGTTGTTACAGCTATGGAGACAAGTGATATGGCTAATAAAGCAATTAAATCAATTAAAGAATTAGCGATATTTATTACTTTACCGACTTTTTTTTTAGCAGTTTTAACTATTGCTATTACCGCACAAATTATTCCTGGTGTAAGTATTTTTAGTGCATTTTATGATAATAATATATTTTTAGGTTTATTTATGATGACTTTGGGATTTTTATTATTTGGACCTGTAATAGGAATAGATTATACAATTAAAATTATACATTTGTTGTTACACTTATTTGTAATGCCCTCATTAAATGGAACTGGAATGAAAGAATTTAAATATTATGCAAATAAATTTAAATATTTATGGTTAATTTTATGGTTTGGGATTGCTACAGGAAGTGTATGGAAAGAATTTAAAACAGCGGGTTACCCATATAACCAATTATGGATGTGGACAGGTGGTACTTTTAGTTTTATAATTTTATCGTGGTGGAATGGATTATTTAAACTATTATAATTTGAAATAATTTAATTAAAGATTATACTTTTAATTATATTATATGGGTAATAATAAAAAAAGAAAGGGTAAGAAGAAAGTTTCGGCAGGTGGCAAACCATTTGTTAGTGTATGTACGCCCACATATAATAGGCGTATTTTCATACCACAATTAATAAAATGTTTTTTGGCACAATCTTATCCAAAAGAATTAATGGAATGGATAGTAATAGATGATGGAGATGATTCGGTAGAAGAGTTATTTAAAGGAGTCCCTTGTGTTAAATATTTTAGGTATGAAGAAAAAATAAAATTAGGTAGAAAGCGTAATTTAATGCATGAAAAATCAAAAGGAGAAATTTTAGTGTATATGGACGATGATGATTATTATCCTCCAGATAGAGTTACACATGCTGTAGATAGATTAAGAGCTAGACCAAAAGCTTTAGCATCTGGTAGTAGTATTGTTTATATTTATTTCAATGATTTAGATAAAATTTATCAATTTGGACCATATGGACCCAACCATTCAACAGCTGGAACATTTGCATTTAAAAAGGAATTATTGAAAGAAACAAAATATGATGATGATGCGGAAATTGCTGAAGAAAAAGAATTTTTAAAAAATTATAGTATTCCGTTTGCTCAATTAGATCCTAGAAAAGTTATTCTAGTATTTGCTCATCAATATAATACTTTTGATAAGCGGAAATTACTTAAAAATCCATCAAGATTTGTAAAAGAAACTAATTTAAGGCCAGATTTTTTTATTAAAGATAAAAAACTGCGTGAATTTTATACGACAATTTAATTATAAAAAATATAATATATATATTATTTATAATATGAGTATAATGTCAATGATTAAAAGTGTTTTTAGAAAAATAGAAAAAAAACCAAAGGTACAAAAATATGTTATTTATGCTGTTATGTTGTATGTTGTTTATAAGATTATCAATGAAATCAGGTTTGGTTTCTTTAATCAATCTGGTATTATTGAAGGTATGGAAACAGGTAGTAAATTAACTTTATTTCATATGACGGGATGCGGACATTGTGAAAAAATGATGCCCGAATGGGATAAATTTTCAAAATTAAATCCCAATTCATCTGCGAAATATGAAGCAAGCAGCCCAAAAGGTAAAGAATTAGGTAAAGAGCACGGTGTTCAAGGATATCCCACAATTATATTTTTAGATGCTAATAATAAAAAATTGAAAGATTATGATAAAGGTAGAACTGCGACTGAATTTAAAGCATTTATTACAGAGAATTAAAGTGTTTTATTAGTTCTTTCAATGGGTAGTACTTTAAATGCTAATCCCATACCAATACCAAACCCAAAACCATAAAAAAGGCGTTGTGTTGTTGTAATTATAGTTTTTTTAAGCATTATAAAATAATAACATAAATTATATTTAAATTATTATTTATTTATTCAGATGATGTAACTGTCGCTGTTGGTTTCATGGCATTAAAATATATTTTCTTATCTTGTTTCAAGTAATTTGGAATATTTCCTACTTGACTTACAGTTAGATAATGTTCTTTTAATTTTGGGAAATTGTCTAGACAATTTTCTAGTCCAGCACGCACACCTAGATTAATCACGGAAAATACCGATATATCTGCTGCTGTAATTACATCATTTCCAACAAAATATTTACTATCATCTATAATTAGCATTTTTTCTAACCATTTCAATTTTTCTGGCAAAGTTTCATTTTCTACCTTCCGCCATGCCATCTTTTGCATATCACTATCCCCACTATATTTTGCTTTACCATATAAATTAAATATATCATTGCAATGTTCCATAATCATATCTACTTGAATCCATTTTGTTGTTTGTGGCCATAAATTGGCGTATTTAGCACAATATCTTGAAATTGTTCCAGATTGAGCAATTACTTTACCATTTATTACCAATGCTGGTAGCTGTCCAAACGGCATATCATTTTTTTTTGAGGGCCATTCATTTGCTGTTTTACTATCCCACTCATACTCCATCTGCACCGCTTCTAACATTAACATTGGTGTTTGTGCTCTAGACGCTATATCCCAATACACAAATCGGGGTCTATTTGGAATATTATCTACTATATCTGCCATTATAATTATTTATATATATTTTTCTTTAATATCTCTATAAATATATATATAATCATATGCGTAAAACTAAAAAGAAAAGAGGTGGTAATAAAGAATTTAAAAAGAATAAAGCATTATTAAAAAAAGCTATTAATAAATCATCTATTAAAGACCCAAAAATTAAAAAACAATTAACAATTATTTTAGAAAAAGTAACAGAAAAAGAATTAAAAGCATTTGAAAAAAAACATCCTAATATGCCTAATATTCAACAAATGATGTGTAGTCAAAGTGGTGGCGCAGATAAATGTCCTATATGCTTGGGTAATTTAGATAACCCTAGGCTTACAAACATAACATTAGAATGTGGACATACTTATCATCAAAATTGTATAAAAAATCATATAGAGAACACACCCCCGCCTGGCAATAATCATTGTCCATATTGTAGAACACGTGTCTCAATGACGGATAGACAAAACATTAATCATAGACCATCTACAAGAGCGAATCCAGACCCGCTCCCTCTTCCTGGGCAAGT